TCAATTATCACTAAGGATGTGAAGTTCCAAGTGCCACCGTCTGCACTATGGTTATTCCCTTCATGGATGTTTGAGAATAGATACAATAAGTCTGATGGCAAGCCGACCGGATATATGTATGACAAATGGCAGAAGAAAATATTCTATCCGCTTGATGAAGTAATCTTCGCTCACTTTTATGATATGGGTTTCGCCTTCGATGGTGTCAATCCACTGACAGCTATATTCGATGAGGTCAAATCAAATTTCTTTGCGATGCAATGGCATAAGGCATTCTTTGAGAATAGTGCCCGCCCTGATATATATTTCACCAATGACAGTCTTGCCGGGATGACACCCGAAGATGAAAAGAAGTTCCTGAAAAGCTGGGCCAAACGTCATAAGGGATATAAGAAATCTTTCAACACTGGTATTCTCCCTGCTGGATTTGATATCAAGCAGATAGAGCAGAAGATATCCGACATGATGATGAACGCCATGATCGAGCTGAATCGTGAGCAGATATTATCATTCCTGACGGTCCCACCGGCTGAACTCGGAATATTAAAAGATGCGTCATTCGCCAACGCCTTGATGCAGGATAGATCGTTCTGGGCAAATAATCTGATTCCGCTATTGAATATTATCTTCATGTCGTTTGACCATCAGCTTATCTGGCCGACATGGGGCGATGATGTCCGGGTTAGACCTGATCTGTCGGCTGTGGCTGCATTGCAGGAGGATAGAGCGATTCTATTTAGAGCAATGCGGGATGCCGTTAGTGGTGGCTTCTTTACTCCAAATATGGCACTCATCGAGATTGGCAAGGAACCGATTGATGATCCTGCTGCTAATGTATTGAAAGATCCAAGGCCGGCGCCAAGCTCTCTTGGTGATACTGGTAAAGCGTTGGTGGCCGGGCAAGAATCAAAGGTTGATGACAAACCAGACCCCCGTCGGTTGAAATGGCAGATATTCGATGAAAAGGCTGAGAGCTTTGAGCCTGAGTTTACTGAGATCATGCAGAAGTTCTTTGCGTCCGAAGAGAAGCGGATATTGAAGAATCTGAAAGAGACAACGGCCAATGGCACGATGATGAGTTCGTTCTTATTTAAAGCTCATATATCACCGACTGAATTTAAGCGTGGCGAAGATGACGAACTGCCAGATCATGTTAATGAGCTATTCAATATGAAAACTGAAGATGAAGCTCTGACCGCCGCGACTAAAGCACCTATCACAGCTGCTGTTGCGTCAGCGGGACAGGCATTCATGTCATCGCATGGCAAGGCTGTTTCGTCATCGTTTAATTTAAAAGACCCTAATGTATTGCAGGCGATAGCTACCCAGCAGAATCGAATCAAGTATGTCAACGATGATACCTATAAGAAGCTGAGAGCGTTACTCGATACCGCTTATGACGAAGGCTGGACAATTAATCAGCTCGAGAACGGAATAAAGGATTTATACGACAAATGGATTAATGGAGATATTGTTGATAAAAAGAAATTACAATCGAGAGCAAAGACAGTAGCGAGAACTGAAATGGGAACTGCCGTCAATGGTGGTGATTATTTCGGGCAGGTGCAAGCGGGCGTGAAATTCCACGAATGGCTTGCCACTATTGATGGTGCGACGCGACCTGATCATACTTTCGCCGATGGGCAGAAAGTTGAGATTAATGAGCCGTTCACCGTAGGTGGTGATAAATTGCGATACCCGTTAGACCCTGCCGGTTCACCCGGACAGACAATCAACTGTCGATGCACTACGATTGAGCATTTTGAATGAAAGGAATTGAGATGAAATCAAAACTGAAACTGTGGCCGTCGATAGCGATGTTGGTTGTAACTGGGATCTTCGCCTCGATGAATATTGTCGAGGATGCCGAGGCCGGGCCGAGGACATTGCCGCCATACAGCATGACCTATACGACCGCAAAGATTCCGCTTGATACCGGATCGGCCGCGACAACTAAGGGCATTGATTCAACCGTTGGCCCGGCGGTGCCGTTCTTCTTTACCGGATTAGGCGACTATGGTGACATTGAAGGATATATTTATATTGAATCGACAATCATCCTCGCTGGTGATACTGGTGCGTCAGCCGCAGATGTCATCGATACATCAAAAGATTCACTGACGTATACGATGTTCACGTCCTATGATTATGGGCGAACCGTCAAAACTATATTGGAGGTGGGATCACTCACGGTTTATACCGGCGGCAAATCTTATGACACGGTATTTTTCACACTGCCACCTGGAATCGGCACATCGGGTATCGGCGATAACGTATTCTTCAATTTCAATTATGCGATTGCAGATACAAGCGACGTTCTCGGGCGAGTTGAGGCTGGTGTCAGTTACCGGATTCGTATTCACATGCAGCCTAAAAGATAGCGTCGGGGTAACAGCATGAAAAAGAAGTTCGACATAGAAGGCAAGAAACAATTCAACTTTGATGTATCGAAAGCCGCCGCTCAGATCGACGGCTCGATTATCATTGAAGGCTATGTCAGCACTCCCGATCTGGACGCTGGCATGGATATTGTTGAGCCGAAGGCTTTCACTCCCGAGGTTCTCGCTAAATATAAAGAAAAGCCTATCGTCCTGTTCATGCACAATTACCATGATCTGCCGGTCGGTAAAGCATTGGCACTGCGAGTTGATGAGCATAAAGGCTTATGGGCAAGCATCCAGTTATTGCCAACCGAATCAATGGGTAAAGATGTTATCATGCTGGTCAAGGCCGGTGTCATCAATTCATTCTCATATACCTACCGCGTCAAGAAATACAGCATTGACGAAGAAAAGGGAATTCGGACTATCAATGAATTTGAATCAATTTCTGAAATCTCAGTGGTTAATCTGGGTATGAATTTTGAAGCGGTCTTCACTGAGGCTGCTGCACTTGACCTTGAATTACAATGTAATGAATTTAAAAGTATCATGCACAATAAGTCGGTGCAGATCAAGAAAGGAAATAATATGTCTCTGACTCCTGAGGAAATCAAAAAATTGCAGGATGAAGCCGCAGCATCAAAGACAGCGGCAGAGGCGGCGACGGTGAAAGTCGGCGAGGTTCGGAAGGAAATCGACGATGTCAATCAATTGCTTGCCACGATGAAAAGTGCCCACGAAAGGGAATTAAAAACGGCGGGCGAGACAAAAGCATACGTCGAGAAGATTGGCACCGATGTCAAGTCAGCGATTGATGCCCAGACCAAAGAAATTCAGCGGTTAACCGAATCCAAAATTCCATACGGCGGCAGCAATGAAATACCCTTTGAGGTCAAGGATTTGCTGAGTATGCCTGCCGCTCAATTCAAAAGCCTGTTCTCCGCTGAGAAGGCAGGGCAGATAGATGCATTGCAGCGAAAACATGATCAGGTCATTCTCGTTGATGGCATCATGTGCGCACAGTCGAAACATGCCGGAACTGGCTATTTCACTGCACCACGAAAAGTCCGAATGAATAACCTGAAATGCCACAAAGAATATGAGATGATGTCAAAGGCCGCTTTCGATACTGCGGGATCAGACGAGGGCGCTGAATATCTGGAAACCGGTTACTCGGCTCGTATGACGGCGATGGTTCGACAGGCTCTTGTCATTGCTCCGATGCATCCGACATTCCCGATGATCGCTTCCATTCAGGTCTTGCCGGTTGAGGGTGCCGATACTCTGGCAACCCGTGTGACTCAGCGGGGGACTCTTGTTTCCGGTTTTGACGCGGTATCACAGACTCCGGGATCGGCCAACAAGACATACACCGCTGAAAAGTTGCGTGGACGGACTCAGTACTCCGGTGAAGCTGACGAGGATTTGATTATCAGTGTCATCGATTATATCGAAGGCAAAGTATCAAATTCGATTGCTCGGTCAATCGATTGGGCGATGCTTTCCGGTGATGATGCCGGTGGAACCGGTCTTGATTCGGGCGACACACCCGGAGCGACCGATGCCCGATATTGTTGGAACGGATTCCGTGTTGATACTCTGGCCGCCAGTAAGGTCGATCTCTCGACATTCTCAGAAACCAATCTGAACCTGTTGAGGTCAAAGGGTGGTAAGTATTTTGCTAACCCGGACGATTTCTATCAACTGATGTCGATTGTCGGATTCCTGTTGCATGTCCTTGACCCTGATGAAATGCCATCATTCAGAACCATTGATAAGTACGGCCCGAATGCGACGGTTGTTGCCGGAACACTGGGCAAGATCAATGGCTCCGATGTCAGAACGTCCGAGTTTGTTCTCGACACTTATGATCCCACTGGTATATATGCTGCTGCCGGTAATGACCGGTCTATTCTCCAAATGGTCCATAAGAGTTCATATATGCTTGGATTGTGGCGTACTATTCAGATGGAAATCGTTCGCAACCCGTATTATGATGTCTATGATATCATTGCATACTGGCGGGGTGATTTCAAGAATATGTTTGATCCAACTGCCGAATCAGTCACCGCGACCGGTTACGGTGTGGTGACTGCTTAGTTGAGAATTAACTATTAACCGCAGGTGGGCAGACCGTCCACCTGCTTGATAAGGACAAAAAAGATGACGGACGAAAAGAAAGTCGAAACCAAGATTGAGTTGATTGAACTCAAATTCAAGAAATCAACCTTCGTGAATAAAAAAGGTATCACGATGCCATTGCTTGAAAAATACAGTGGCAATGGGTTTGCTGCCGATGATGGCGAAACCATTCAGGTTGAGGCTGAACTCGCCACCAAAATGCTCTACAATCTGCCTGACAATTTCGAGATGGTATCAAAAGGCAAGGCCGCCGATGATGTTGCCCACAAAGCAAAGGCTCATGTGGACAACCGCACCAAACGTCAGAAGATAGCCAAGAAAGAAGAGGACGATAAATTAGCGAAGTTGAAAGGCGAACAAAATAAGGCCGGATTTAGCAGGTAAGGAATATTATGGCTGGATTAAATGCTAATGCGTTGATCACCGTCGCCGAGTATAAAGTGCTGGCGGTGATCAAAGTAAGTGAAACAGAAGGTGATGCCAATATCGAGCAGTTCATCAATTACGCATCGAAGTATATTGAGAACTTCACTGGCCGGAAGTTTATAGCTCCGGCTGCTGCTATTGATGAATACTTTGATGGTGACGATACTGTTTTATTTAATACCAAGTATTGGCCGCTGACAACCGACATCGATGCAATATATTTTCTCAGTGACAACTATTGGGCAACCGAATTGACCAATATAAACTTTTCGCAGAATTCCGATTTAGGCGAGTTACAATTCACCGATGGCAATAGGTTTGCGGAAACTGGCATACCGAACTATTGGAAGATATCTTATAAATATGGATATGAGCAGAAGAATGTACCAGATGATCTAAAGTTGGCGTGTGCTTCGATTGCGGCCATCAGGCGAACGCAATACAACAGTAAGACTCATGGAGTATCGTCACGGGCGATCGGCGATCAGTCAACAGCGTATAACGCTAATTTGAACTCATGGATCATTGATATACTCAGAGATTACAAGAGGCGGCATTAATCATGGCTGGCGGTATCACAGTGACATTTCCGGGCGGTAAGTTTCAATCGAAGAAACTCAACGCGCTCAAAAGAGGATTGCCGAGGAATCTGCCGAATGGATTGCAGGCGGCGGCTCGAGTGTTCAAATCCGGTGCGAGGGATGACTTGCATTCGGGTTCAGCGGGCGCACCATTCAAGTCAAGCCATGCCAAAAGACGAAGTCGGTCGGGAGTCTTGAGAAGTTCTGTTACTACCGACCCACAAAAAGGTGCAAGAGGCAGTGGCAAGACTCAATTCGTGTTGGTTGGTCCAGGTGGCTTGGCCAAAAAGTATGCCGCCGTTGGTGAATTTAGACCCGAACATATAACGGTCACAAAAAAGATGCGCTGGTTCTTGGGATTGTCAAAAGGTATCTGGCTGAAAAAGACAACCAAGTTCCTGACTATACCCAAACGAGCGTGGTTTATTCCATCGGTCAAGCGGAATGCTAAAAAAGCAATGAGGACTTTAGAAAACATAATTTTTAAACCGGTAAGGGCAAGATGAGTAGCGTTGCATCAACCATATTGGATAATCTGGAAACGAAGCTAAAGACGATCCAGAAGAAAGACGCTTACAACGTCACAGTCAAAGTTGTCGAGCAGTTCAAGGTTCCGAATGTCGGCGAGCCTGAGAATCAGCCATCGATATCAATAGTGCCCGGCGAAGACCCGATTGTCATTCGTGATGCAACCAATGTGCGGAAAAATTTCGATATTGAATTATATGTTTACGTCGTCGCCAGTGCAGATATGGAAGATATCATTCAAGAGCTGGTCAGCGATATTCATGTTTTGGTTTATAGCCCAATCGATCTCGGTTCAAATAGTTTGGCAATTGAGATATTAAATACTGCTGACTTCTTTGTGTCGAATGAGGCGGGCGATGCCGGGGCGGTTGTGAGTTTACAGATAATCTATTATACAAGTTTAGCGGAGTTTTAATCATGGAAAATCTAACGAATTTAGAGATTATGTTTATAGGAATCGCTGGCTTGATTATGGCAATAGCAATCGGAATAGCCTTGCTTCAAAGTCACAGTCGGAATATAAGAGGATGTGGTTATCAGCCTGATCCTAATAATGCGAAAGCAAATCCAACTCCCCCGCAAGGCGGTTCAGGATTGTCGAGGTTTTAATCATGGCAGAGCCAATATTGCATAATGAAACATGGCAGGAAATAAAGGTTCGTGATCCCGAATTTATGGACTGGGTTACTGACTATACTGGTATCGATCCAGAATTTGCGGATGGTATTATGAACGGAGTCCCTGATAAAGAGGCGTACGATGAACTGCTCAAAAGATATAAATTAAGGGACATTTAAAATGTCTGAAGTATGGGGTGCAGAAGCGACTTTTGAATTAGCTCGGGATAAGCTCAAGGCTCAGCTCGATGCGTTGATTCTGGCGATGGTGACTGATGGCACTGACCCGGCTTTAAATTATGCCTATGACCATCACATTGTCGCTAACCTCCAATTGAATGCAGTTACAATTGAAATGGCCGATCTTGAAACCGAGTATATGGGTGTCGGTGCGCCCAGTGGCGTGAATCTTAAATACATCATTCCGTTTGAGATTCACGTTCACACAGCTTATGAAAACGGCCAGATGGACACCGTTAAAAATATGAGGCTGCTTAATTCGATAGATAACTATTTGAATGTCAACCGGGATCTCGGTGATAAATACCGGATTGATTTAACGTCAACGCTGAACAATCAACAGGAGTTTGACGATTCCCGGACCCGGGGCGGTTCGATGCAAGTAATAATATACGTTTATATAAACCATACACAGGCATGAGGATGATATGAAAGGTAAAATGAAATTATTGGGAAAGTTGCCTCGCATGATAACCATTCCCGGAATGACAAAAGAACAATATCGGGCCATACAATTAAAAGGCCATGTTCCCGATTTGAAACCGGAGACGCTTGAATATTTAATCAAGCAAGGCTTTGTTGAAATAACAGAGATTGAAATAGAGAAAGGAGCCGTCAAAGATGCCACTAACAGTACTGACTAAAGAAGATGCTCGGGTGATCGTGGTTGAGCAGACCGCCTTTGGCACGGCCGGGCTGGATAATGCCGCCGGTATAATTCTGGATATTGAAACGGTTGCTTTTGATTTCGATGATAAGGTTGTCGAATCGAATCCGGCTGTGGCCTCGAGGGTCGAAGATGATCGGGGATTCTTCACGCATCAGAATAGAGCTATGCCGAAAGTGGAGATTACCGGTATCGTTCATAATGACCATATTGCTCGATTCATGTATGGATTCTTCCAGAGCGTGACCGAGGCAGTCGGTTCCCCATTCGGTAAAACATTTATTCCCCATGCATCTCAGCCGGATTTCACCGCTAATGCGGGGTATTTCTTTACGCTGATCATTGACCAATCGGTTGCCAGTGTTGCTCACAAGGTGGCTGATATGGTTGTGGCCGAATTGAAGTTTGACCAACAGCCGGGCGAACCGCTGAAATATACCGCTTCATGCGTTGGGCGTGGTCCCGTAGCGATTGATAGCAATCCCTCCGGTTCCTATACTCGCGCCGTTCAGTCATTATATTTCGGAGAAAACCAGTTGACGCATACTATCGATTTCGGTGGTGGTGCATTAACTCCGATCAATGCTGGTGGATTCCAGATTGAATTTGCTCAGACCGTTGAGGCGGTCGGCATGGACGGATCAGGCAGTTTCAATACTTATATGCTAAAGAAAAAAGGTGGCTCTTATAAAGAGAAGGCTTTATTTGATGCCACTTCTCGGACAGCATTTGCAAATCGTGCCGCGAATACCCCGGTTGATATAACGGTCAAATGGGGCAACGCTTCATCCGGGACGGTCGATCTTGATCTCAACTTTGCCTTACATGGCAAGATAAAACCAGAGACCACGCAGAATGTTGACGACCTCTTAGGTATTGACATTGATGCCAAGTTGACCGGTGACATAGAGAACTCGACCGCAATGGCGACTGTCATTGTCGCCGATGATACCGATATGACTTGGTAATTAAACCGTAAGGAGAAACGAAATGGTAATACGTTATATTGACACAGAAAAAGAGTTTGAGATTGAAGTGCAGGGAACTAAATGCACCGTAAAACAAGTCTACCCGCAAGGCGATATAATCAAGATGGAATTAGCCCGTAAAGAATGGGTTGGAACCGGCGATGACGAACCATTACAATCATTAATTAATATAATGCTTCCTCATGTTGCCGATATAAGTAATCTGCCTGAAGGTTGGGACATTAAAAAGGGTCTCAGATTGATGGCCCCAGAGAGTTTGGTTGAGTTGTCGATTATACTGACAAATAAATCAACCTTCGATGAGGCCGAAGAAAAAAACTAAATCTGCTCGTGCAGTTTAATTTGTTCGCAAAGAAAGACAAATATAATTGCACGGGTTGTCAGGGTAAAATGCATAATTGTTTATTAGACAAAGAAAGCGTAGAAATCAAATCGGTCAACCTGCCGTCATTCACTGTGACAAAAGACGATTGGCAGGAACCGATTGCATCGTTTCGGAAGATCGTTGATGATCCAAACTTTCCCGCTGTTAAGATATTGGAATCATACAACCTGTGCCCGATACCGTTGATATCTGATTTCTCTGTTGAGACGTGGAAACTGTTTAATGCCATCGGTGGAATCGGCAAGGTGAACAACCCGCAGGAATACTATGCATTGCAAGCTCTCTATGTTGATGGTGCAAATATTATTCAAACGACAATGAGTGACAGTCAACCATATTTGAAAGCTGACTCATAATGGGAACCACTACCGAAAACATACGCGCACGAGTATCTTTAGTTGACCAGATGACTCCTGGACTTGGCCGGGTCGCAGCGGCGATTGGTGGCGCTGCCCTTGCATGGAAAACTTGGAGTATTGCAACTGATGTAATTGAAAAATCAATCGAGGAGTTTTCCAGTTACGAATCAAGCATGGTTGGTATTAAATCCTTAGTTGAAACAACTGGGCGTGACTATGCCAAAACAATAGAAGCGATGACAGGTCAAATGGGCGGGCTGGCTTCACAGACGGCGATTGCTGAGACATTTCTAAAAGGATTGACGACCGAGCTTGACGTTGACCAAATCAATCAAATGACAACCGCGGTGCGTAACGCTTCCATTGCAATGGGTGAGGATTTTAATGTCCAGTTGCCTTTGATTATTAAAGCTATCAAACAGTTGAATCCGGCCATCCTTGACAACATCGGCGTGACCGTCAGGCTCGACAGAGTCAATAAAAAGATTACCGATGGCTTCTATGGCATGAATTGCGAGATCAATGAGGCCACTCAGCAGAATGCTATCTTCAATGAGATCATGCGACAGACAGCAAAGTTCGGCGGTTTGGAGGCGGCTGCGCTTGATACAACTAAAGGCAAGATGCAATTATTGTCGGCGCAGACATCAGATTTATATAAGACAATGGGTGAATTATTAAATCCGGCTGTTGGTGCGACTGTTAAAATATTAACAGGCATGGTTACGGGAATAGATAATATTGTTACGGCAATATCAGATTCCGATATAGCATTTACTGACCTGACAAATTCGTTTGATGATTTAGAGAAATTTAAAGAGGAAGATAGCTCTTTCATTGCTTACTTAACGGCGATTGATACATGGTTGACCGATATAGTTGACCCAATAATTCCAGACGCTATTAAAAGCATAGACACTTTGATTACAACAATGAATAATGTCCCTGATTTTGTAGAAATAATCAGGAATCAGACTGACGCAAAAGATGAAAACGTATTAGAGAAATTATTTGGTGCCGATAAAATAGCCGAGATAGAAGATAAATATACGGACTTTAGTAGATTTATAAAAGATACAAACCGTGACATGGGAGCAAATGCCGCCGATGCCACTAATGTTTTGGCAGTGCAATATAAAGGGAAGCAAGAAGAAATGGGGGCTGCCCATTCAAAGCGTAACCAGAAAGCAATTGATGAAATTAATGAATATACCGAAACGGCAATATGGGATGCGGAATCACTTGCCGCCGCCGATGCTGACTGGGGAAGTGCTAATGCGGCTCTTGTAGAGGAGGCCACTACATTATGGAATGCCTATATCGCAACCAGAATAACGGATATGGATAGAATGCGCAACGTGCTGACTCGGACCATGAAGAGTACGAGTAACCGATTAGTTGGCTCAATGAAGTTCCTCCAAACCGAATCATCGGGAGTATTTAGAAATATGGCGGCAGACTTTTCAACATTATTCATAGAAGAAATATTAAGCAAGATGACAACATTTCTTGTCCCTCAATTACTCGGCATCCTCGGCAGCATCTTTGATACCAGGGCAAACGATATGATGATGGTGAATCAGGGTAGACATGCCGGTCAGTTCTTCACTGAGGGTTTCATTTCAGAAGTCAATCCAGATTCGATGTCACTGGTCTTTTCAAAGGCAACCGAATTCGATAGCGAGATATCAAGACAAAATCTGACCGGAGGCTCTAATGTCGCAATCTATTAAATTATATACAATGGAGCCGATGATCGAAGCGGTCGTTGATTCGGCCTCACAAGAGCCAACCGGGTTTGAAAAGGAACACATGATTGACGGCAATCCTAATACGTATTGGAAATTTACTTCTAAAACAACAGTAACGATTGATATTGATTTGCAGTCTGCACAGGCTATTGATGCCGTTGGATTTTGGATTCATAATAATAGTCACGATTTCAAGACTGCCGGTTCCGACGGCCATTCTTACAAGTTCCAATATTCCGATGACATGTCATCATATACCGATGCGGCCGCACAGGAGGGGATTACCAACACGATTGGCAATCCAATATATATTAATGATATCACACAGGCCACGCATCGTTATTGGAGATTGCTTTTATACATGGACGCTGGCGCAACTAATCTGGCTGAATTATCATGGTTATTTTTCTTAACCGAACATGATCTCGGGCAAGGCGATGAATACCCGATAAATGACAGCTTCAATTATCATGGCCGATTATTAAAGGGTGCCGGTGGGCGAACTTTCTCTAAAGCAATCAACAGTTCAAAGCAAACGATGTATCGCCGCAATTTTGTTTTCAATAAATCAGCTAATTATACTGAACTGGAATCTGCAATTGAGAGCAGTCAGAATAGTCACCTGCCCATGATATTAAACCTCGATGGTGTCAATGTTGATGCTGTCCGATACATTGGCGATTTCAATATCAGTAATGTTGATCATAATCAATATCGGCCTCCGTGCCTATTTGAATCAATTCCGTTTATCCCTGATGGTGCAGTCTTATGAGTTTAATACCTCCGACATATTTCGAGGACTACTATCGGCGTGAAGGTCAAATCAATAACACTATCGTCAAATTAGTGCAGTTTGAAAATACTTATTATCTATCAGAAACCGATATGGATTTAGGCGCGGTGCATGTGCATGGACTACTCAAAAAAAGCTCTGGCATGAAAGAGGATATTAATGTCATGGCGAAGACTTGGAAAGTGTCACAGGTCAAATTGACATTCAACAACTTGCCATTTGTCGTCAATACTTCCGGCGTGAAACAAAGATTATCGGACCTGCTTTTTAATATCCGAGGTAGTAAGGCTATTATATATTTACAGGCAGGCAAAGATATCCCGACTGACATTGAAACTAATTGCTTGGAACGGTTTAAAGGAATTGTCGCTCTCGAACCTGCTTATGATGACGAACACCTTATCATTCAATTGACTGACAAAATGGTTTTTGATGATATCGTTATTCCGAATACGATCATGTCGAGCATCTACGCCGACACGCCATCAAAATATGCGAACGATCCGATTCCATTGGTCTACGGAAAGTTTACAATCTCAGGCGATGATACGAGTGACTTTGATTATACCGGAAAAGGGTTGGCAATTGGTGTCCCGACTGAAATTGCATTTCCGCCAAAGTGTGTTATCGCCGATCATGTCTTAAACGCAATCACAAGAATGCTTCTGGGTCTGGATGGTTTTGATGATCCGGCGATTTATGATTCACCGACATTGACTGCGGATGATTCATCGAGAGGAACGGCAACACCCGGCGCGACAGCAAAAGCATATATGTATGCATCAGACAATGACGACACTGATTATTCAAGCGCGGCGTATGCAAATCCAATTGACCCCGAAAATGCATGGGATCGTGACGATGCAACATTTGCAAAACTATATGATTCTTATGATGATAATGAGGTCATGATTGCCGAGGCGGTATTTCGTATAGTCAGTGGTGATACATTTTTGAATTTATTCTATGAGCGAGGCTCATATTTAAATATTCAAGGAAACTTGACAGTGTTTGCCGGTTGGATGTCGTCTATACATTTCATCCGCGTATATTTTGAAGGCATTGATGGTAGCGGATCATGTACTTTAATGAATATTACCGCTGACGGGACTTGGCAAACAGCAAGTGGGTCAGTTCTTACACCAACCGCTCTCACGCCTGACAGATATGAAGCAATTAGAGTTTCGGTTTCTGTTGATTATCCAATAGAGGCCGATGGCGTTGCCGACAATTTTACTTCCGGTGTTGTCCAATTGTATGGATTACGGGCAAGATTATTATTCCGGCCCGGAAATTTCACCACTCCGGCAGAGAACCAATCAGCAGGCAGGATAGCACCCGATCATCGCGGTGCTATTTATATCCCGGCCAGTCCAGCGGCAACCCCGATGATATTAAAAACAATCGAGGCATTGGACACATCAATCTTCGTTGCTTGCGAAGGCTTAAAATACGACTCCGACATCACGGGCAGGTCGTCAAATTATGCCGATGGCGATGTTATCGAAGATCCGGCCGGTATCATTGAATGGTTATTACGGACTCAATTATCATACGTCGATGCTGACATTGATTTGACCAGCTTCATCGATGCGGAGAATACATCAGTTAAAATGAGAATGAATCTGCATAAAGCGAACAGGGCTAATATCCAAACGGTCATTAAAAAGATTTGCGAACAATCGACATTCACTTTCTTTATGTCGGCAGCAGGCAAGGCCAAGTTGATTCCGTTGAACGATCAGTGGCCGACAACAGCAAGGATTATAAAATTCAGTCAGCTCATTAAGGGCAAACTAAAAATAAGCAAATTATCCTCGATAGTTGAAACGCTGAATGTCAACAGTCGTTATCAGCAGGAATATGGGGGCACCTTCCGAGATTATGATACTTACACAAACACTAGAGCCGACGGCGTAATATATGACGCTGACTGGCCGAACATCGCCGGGGCATCGGCACAGCACGTCGCCCGGCATCTTATTAAGAAAATAGATGGCAGCGATTCAAACAGTGACGGTCTTTGGGCCAATGAACATTTTCAAATTGAAGTCGAAACATTTGGATTCATCAACTGCGATCTGCAAGTCGGTGATTGGATTGAATTAGAGGCGGCCAGTTTCGATGATCAGTTGCAAGCGGTATTTCTGACAGCACCATCTTGGGATGGTCAGCAATTTTTAATTACAAAGGTCATACAAAAGTTAGATTCAACATACATCAAAGCTATTCATTTATTTTATGACATGTAGGAGATATTATGGTGAAGGCAAAAAACAGTAC